TGAAATCCAATACCAGTACCGTATGGTCCGGGATCAAGTCTGTCGTGCAGCAGCATGGAGGAGGGATCAAAGGTGTCATTTCTACAGCGATTGACGGGTATAAGTCCATCTGGAAGGCGGGTTTCGATGTGATCAATCGTACGACAGGAGGAAAGCTCGGTGAGGCACTGTCCACAGCAAGGTCAAAGCTCGATTCCATAAAGCAGGCGTTCTCAGACAAGATGGGCGGTGCAAGGGACGCAGTGAAGAACGCGATTGACAGGATCAAGGGATTCTTCCATTTCAGCTGGTCCCTGCCGAGCCTGAAGCTCCCGCACATCAGCATCTCCGGACATTTCGGGATCAACCCTCCGTCCGCACCACACTTCTCCATCAGTTGGTACAAGAAGGCGATGGAAGACGGCATGATCTTAAATGGCCCTACGATCTTTGGCATGAAGGGCAATTCACTCCTTGCCGGTGGTGAGGCAGGACCGGAAGCAGTCGTCGGAGTAAACAGTCTGATGTCGATGATCCAGAAGGCGGTGGGCAATGCCGGTGCCGGTACGACGATCGGAGATATTAACATCACGGTCTATGGCGCACCCGGACAGGACGTTCATGAACTGGCGGACATCATCGAGAGCAGGATCAACAGCAAGGTCAACATGAAGGAGGCGGTGTTCGCATGATCTATAACAGAGAGGTGGTACATGAGACCTTTTCATTATTTTGTTTTTGACGGGAAGAGCAGCCTGGACTTCGGTGTCCGGATCTCCGGGGATGGAGTCTACAGCTCTCCGAAACGAGACTACGAGATCCAGTCGGTGCCGGGAAGATCTGGCGATCTGGTTTTTGATAACAACAGATTTGAGAACATCTCCCTCACTTATCCGGCAGGCATCGTGAAGAACTTCAGGGACAACGTCGCTGCGCTTCGGAGCTTCCTTCTGACCCGGACAGGATACCGGAGACTGGAAGATACCTATCACCCGGAAGAGTACAGGCTGGCTCTCTTTGAAGGACCTCTTTCTGTGAAGGAGATCGGAAACATTGCAGGACAGTTCGACATCACGTTCAACTGCAAACCGCAGCGGTTCCTGAAGTCCGGTGAGAAGACTTATACATTCACGGCGAATGGAGAGATCCGAAACAACACGCTCTTTCCTGCCAAGCCTCGCATCCTGATCTACGGAAATGGTACCGCAGGTATTGGACAGAAGACGATCGAGGTGAAGGGCAACACCTATCCTTATGTCGAGGTGGATTGCGAGACCATGGACGCATTTTATGGAGCGACGAACTGCAACAGCATGATCTCTCTAACTTCCGGCGATTTCCCTGTCCTCAATCCGGGAGACAACGGAATCACGCTCGGCAAGGGGATCACGAAGATTGAACTCATACCAAGGTGGTGGATTGTATGATACCTGTTTTATACGACGCAGGAGAGAGGGACTTCACGTCAAACGGCCTCGGCAGGCTCTACGATGCAATCTCCTGCACGGTGACAGAAGAGAGGAACGGGTCCTTTGAGCTGGAGATGACCTATCCTGTCAGCGGTATCCACTACAAGGATATCCTGAAGGAGAGGATCATCTTCGCTGTCCCGGCAGACGGGAAGAAGGAGCAGCCGTTTCGGATTTATAAGATCTCCAAGCCCATGAAGGGGATCACTACGATCTCGGCAAGGCATGTGTCTTACCAGCTTTCCTTTGTACCGGTGAAGGCAGATCTTACCCCAGCGACGACAGCAGCGCAGGCATTTGAGCGTCTGAAGCATGACGCCATCGAGCCCTGCGGATTTGATTTCTGGACGGACGATACGACGGTTGGAAATTACACGACACCGCTTCCGGCATCGCTTCGGTCAAGACTTGGAGGTGTGGAAGGCTCCATCCTCGACAACTTTGGCGGCGAATATGAGTGGGACAGGTGGACGGTAAAGCTTCATGCAGCCAGAGGCCGGGACAGCGGAAAGGTGATCCGATATGGTAAAGATCTGACGGACCTGAAGCAGGAAGAGTCGATCGAGGATACTGTTACAGGTGTTGTGCCTTACTGGGCAAAGGATAATGACGGAGAGACACAGCTTGTGACGGCATCCCCTGTCTATACGGAGAACGCATCGAAGTTTCCCTACCGTAGGACAGTGGTCCTTGACCTTTCATCCGAGTGGCAGGAAGCTCCGACAGAATCTGCGCTCCGGTCAAAGGCCGCCTCCTACATGAAGGCGAACGGATATGGCGTGCCCTCCGTCAACATCTCCATCAGCTTCGTGGCTCTCTGGCAGACAGAGGAATATAAGAACATCGCGCCACTAGAACGAGTGAATCTCTGTGACACGGTGTCCGTGGAATTCCCGGAGCTTCAGGTTTCAGCAAAGGCCAAGGTCATCAAGACTGTCTACGATGTCTTGAAGGATCGGTATTCCTCTATCGAAATCGGAAGTGCCAGATCAACCCTGTCCGATGCTATTGCCTCTCAGAACGCGAGAATGGAATCACAGGAAAAATCAAACCGAGCCTTCCTTGAGTCTGCTATCAAGCATGCGACAAAGCTGATCTCCGGAGGCCTTGGCGGGCATGTCGTGTTTGGTCTCAATGCAGATGGTCAGCCGGATGAGATCCTCATCATGGACACTGCTGATAAGAACACCGCTGTCAATGTGCTCCGGATCAACATGAACGGCATCGGCTTTTCTACCTCCGGCTATCAGGGGCCCTTCGATACCGCATGGACGATCGACTCTCGCTTCTATGCGGACTTCATCACTGCCGGGACTTTAAATGGTAATCTCATCAAGGCAGGGACAATTACGGACAAGAAGGGCAAGAATTACTGGAACATGGAAACCGGCGAGTTCAGGCTTTCTTCTGAATCAAAGGTTGGTGGGAAGACCTTCACGGAGCAGTATAATTCTCTGCTTTCCGAGGCTCAGTCCAAGGCTGAGGAGATCGCAGATGAGAAGACAAAGACGGCTTCTGATACCTGGTCTAAGGAACTCGCCGCACAGATCGATGGCAAGATCGCGACCTACATGCAGGATGAAGCGCCTGACGGGGATGGCCTCGATACCGGTGACATCTGGTTTGATTCCTCGAATGGCTACACCGTCTATCGCTACAACGGGCAGGCGTGGATCAAGGTGAAGGATGCCGGGATTGCGCAGGCTCTGCAGGATGCAGCGAACGCGATGAACAAGGCCAATACGAAGAACACGATCACTGGTGGGAAGACAGCTCCGTCAAACCCTGTGACCGGGGATATGTGGATCGACTCCGGCAATGACAACAAGCCCATGATTTACAACGGATCGCAGTGGATCTCTTACCGGGATGCGACGATTGCCAGTTCCCTCACGGCAGCCAAAGCCTATGCGGATACCATCAACAAGAACCTGAACCAGACCGAGATCTTCAACCGGCTGACAGACAATGGCTCTCTTGAAGGCATCTACATGGAGAACGGCAAGCTGTACATCAATGGCACTTACATCAAGTCCGGCAGCATTACAGCAGATCTTATCAAGGCAGGAATTATTAAGGTCCAGACCAGCGATGGCGCTGAAGAGATCGACCTTGGTGACAGCATCAAGATGACTTCTGCCGGGATTGAGGTGACAACCAACTGGGGAAACTACATCGAAATCAAGCCGGATATATTCAATGGTATTTCGTTCACTGGTGATGGAGATAAGGGAACGGGTAAGGCTACCGCAGTTGCGAGGAACGGGATTCTAATCAAGAACAATAGTGATGAGCTCTTGGGGAACTTTCTTCTTCAGTATCCGTCCACGTTTATTGACGATGACTCAATCAGGATCTCGGATGCAATGATGCCGAACCGGTATGTCATACTCAGCACAGATACCAGTGGCACCTATGGGATCAGTACTTCGGGCAACTTCTACTGCGGTGGGTCGAAGTCAAGACTGGTGGATACGGATGATTATGGCCAGAGGCTCCTGTATTCCTACGAGACACCGACACCGATGTTCGGAGATGTAGGCGAGGGGGTCATCGCTGATGATGGGCTGTCTTATATTTCCATTGATCCGATCCTTGGCGAGACGATCGCGACATCCCAATATCAGGTGTTCCTGCAGGCATACGGAGAGGGGACCTGCTATGTCAAGGAGAGGAACGGAGCCAACTTCGTTGTGGCAGGAGATCCCGGACTTTCCTTTGGCTGGGAGATCAAGGCAAAGCAGTCGGACTTTACGCAGAGGAGGCTGGACCAGTTTTATACCACCAATCCTGAGACGAGCAGTACAGACTACGCGCAGGAAGCAGTGGAGCATATCACAGAACTTAGCAAGGAGAGATCAGTATGAAGAAGGCTACAGCAATCACATTTTTTAACGATTCCGTGGGAAAGCGGATGAGCATGGTGTACAGCGAGATCGACGAGAAGACCGCGAAGATCGTATCCGATAACAAGAGAACGGATATCGTGGTCACAGACAAGGATGTGCTGGCCGCCATGGGTACCATTGAAACGTATGTGCAGAACTACATTGACACGATCGAGGGATGAGTATGGATGTAAGAGAATATGATCTGAACCTGATCCCGGGCAGTGTACCTGAGATCGTCAAGATCAATCAGTACGACAAGGGCATACAGTATGCCTTCACCATCTATCAGGGCGAGAAGAAGTTTTCCATTCCGGCAGGATCGACCGTGTTGCTCACGGGAACAAAGCCGGATGGACTGGGCTTTACCTATAGCTGTACCTTCTCCGGAGCAGTTGTGTCTGTCACGATCGGGGATCAGGTCGCAGTGCTGAATGGAAAAGTGGATGCAGAGATTACCATCATCTCCAGCAGTTCTGTCCGGCTTGGCACTGCAAACTTTGTCTTCCTTGTGGAACCTGCCGCACTGCAGGATGACACAGCTGTATCTGATTCGGACTTTCCGGCTATCGTGAAGGCTGCGGATCATATCGATGACGCGAAGAAGTATGCGGACAATGCGGCGCAGAGTGCAAAGGATGCGAAAGCTTCTGCGTCATCGGCGGCCAGTGCAGCGAAGAATGCCATAGCGGATGAAGTGACAAGAGCGAAGGCTGCAGAAGCGGCAAATGCCAAGGCCATCACCGATGAGACGGCAAGAGCGAAGAAGGCAGAAGAGGCGAATACCAAGTCAATCACAGACGAGGTGACGAGAGCGAAGGCTGCTGAGGCGGCGAATTCAAAAGCAGTAGCGGCGGAGACGACAAGAGCAAAGGCGGCTGAGGCAGCAAATGCTAAGGCTGTAA